TCAAGGACATGGTTAAAAAAGGAAAGTTTAGAGCGTTTAAGTTACCTAGCGGCGATGTGTATTTCGGCCTTAAGCACGGTACTAATTATGAAGAAGAATATGGGTTTAAACACCCAGAATTGAGTCCTAACGAGACTGCTTTAACTAGCGTTGTAAATAATGAACCGGGGGCCAAAGGCGTCGGTGGTGCCTCAGTGGTGTTAAAAGCCATTAAAGAGGGCGCTACCGCTTTAGACGCATATGCTGTACCATCTGTAAAACACCCAAAGGGTTTTTTGCCATCGTTTTACAGACAATTTGGTTTTAGGGAGTTAGGGCGTATTCCTTTTGACCCACAGTATTCTACCGATCAACAAGTTGAGGACCTGAAGCACCATTGGCGTTCCACTGGGTGGGACGAGTCAATGGGAATGCCTTCTGTGTCCATTATGAAATGGGATGGAAAAGATGAAGACAGACAAGACGCATTACGAAACTATCTCGCACAGAGCAGTTCGAGTTCTGGGGACGCAGACGATAAACCGCATGTCCTATCCGCAAGTCGGATTGCTGAACAAGGAACTGAAATATCTGGTGGACCAACATCAGTCAGCAGACAAGGTGACGGACGCGGAAATCGAGGGGGCATACGAGATGATAGTCAAGTACGCCCTCCCGACAGGTTCACACGAACACTTACTGGGACATTAAATTTAAATCCAGTACAGGCACAATCAATCGGTCTATCTCCAGATGACATTGCAGCCGCTAAAAAAAAATTGATGTTTAAATCCTATGGCGGTCTAGTTGACCATGCGCTTCGTATAACGGCTAATATGGGAAGAAGGTAATGGCAGCTTCAAACATTTTGGAAGGGGAAGACATCCCTTCTGCCACATCGTTTACAAAAAATCCTAGAGCTCTTCCGAACGATGTCTCTGCCCCAGTGAACCCAGAGCTTGCTGCTTTTATGAATCAATATACAAGCAGCATGTTGCCGGGGATGACTAATCAACAGCAAATAGACTACATGCGCGCTAACCCAGACGCGGCAAACAAGATCCAAAGTGGAATGTGGCAAGCAGCTCAGGAAAAATTTAATCCAGACTCAACTTTTTCTAAAATCGCAGGCGCTCTTGCCTTAGCGGGGGTTGCTGTCCCATTAGCAGGAGTAGCACTTGGGCCTGCACTTGGCGCAGGGGCAGCAACAACAGGCGCAGAGACAGCAGGCCTAGCAGCAAGTGAAGCACTCCCAGCGGCTGCTGGCGAACTTGAGGCAGTTACTTCATTTGCTCCTGCAATCACAGGCGGATCCGCACTAGCGGGGGCAGGCGGCGTTCTTGGGGGCCTATATGACACAGGAAGCCTGCAGGCAAGCAACGTATCTCAAGGCGTATCAACAGACGGGCCAAATAACTTAGGTAATTACACAAGTACCGCGCCTAGAGTTGCACCAGTGTCTGGCGGAGCTATTCCAACAACAGGTGCTTCAACGGCTGCTGCTATTGCTGCAGGATCTGGATCTCCAGAAATTTCTAACACACCGTTTAACCCTAATTACAAATTCAATTTAAATGACTATACTCCATCAAACTTGACAAGCCGGTACTTAATGGCTAATGGCGCAAGCCCAACTGCTGCTAAACTAGGCGGAGCCGGGGTGACGGCAGGCCTTTTGGCTGCTTCCTCGGGCGGTGGTGGTTCTGCTCCAGCAACAGGGTACAATTACGGAAATTCATCGGGATACAGTTCGGGATACTCAATGCCAGCAAATAACCCACAAAATCTTTCTAACTATTACTCGTCTGGTCAGTATAACCAGCCAAGTAGTGGTTATGGGCAAGCATCTGGCAAAGGCCCATCCACCGGCAGTCCACAGGCGACCGGCAAGGGCCCGTCTACGGGTTCCCCCCAAGCGACCGGAAAGGGGCCGTCCACAAGCGCCCCCCAAGCGACCGGCAAAGGGCCTTCATCGGGCGGCTCTCAGGCAACAGGCAAGGGGCCTTTAAGTGGCGGATCCCAAACATCTTTAAGTGGCGGTCCCCAAGCAACTGGCAAAGGCCCATCAACAGGGGTAGGGTACGGAGCCCCGATGGGATACGGCAGCATGACAGGATACGGCGGGTACCCATCAGGTAACTACATGTCCTACCAGCCCGGCGGAAGCAACTACATCCCAATCCAGAATGCTGGTCAGATCCTAAGTGGTGTTAATGACCTGCCCGGTTCTTCAATGAATCCAAACTATACTCCTCCACCAGCTCCTCCAACGAACCCGTATCAATACATGTACGGAGCTCCTCGTTTTGCTGCCGGCGGACATGTCCGAAGCACGGCAGATCAAAAAGCGATCGCCGCAATGATTCATTTGCTGGCACAATCACCTGAATTCGGCGCGATGTTGCGCGATGCCGACGTATCAAACATTCCGCAACAACCGGGACGCCGGCCTTAACTTTTCTGGAGAATGACAATGTCTGAAGCTTCAAAAAGCGCACGGAGGGCGATGAAAGATAAGATCAGCCGTCTAATGCGTACTGACCCAAAAATGAAAGTGGACGCCTCTGGCTACACCCCCCCTGACGCACTCGATGCCGACGTAAAGACCGGAGCCCGTCCGATTTCGCGCCGCCAATTTAAGCGTGGCGGAAAGATCGTCAACATGACTGGCAAAATGGCAAAGCTTCGCGCAGACCGAAAGGCGCGCAAGGCCGGCGGGTCTGTTTTGACCCCCAATAACATGATTAACAAAAATGTTCGCGATGCAAATGAAGAGCGCGACGGCTCCAAGCACGTTGGCGCCTTTAAGCATGGCGGAAAGACCAAGAAGTACTCTGGCGGGCAAATTGATCGCCCGTTGGTGAAAAAGGCTATGAAGGGTGCCGCCCGTGAGGGAATGGACCCAATGAACTCACACAAAACGTATACCAAGAAGTACGAAGAGCTTGCCAAACGTAAGTCTGATTACGCCGAAGAGAAGGAGCAGAAAGAATTGACTCCGCCTTGGGAGCGCAAACACGGCGGTAAGGCAGAGAAACGTGTCAAGAAGGCCAGTGGCGGTAGTTTCAGCCGTCAGAAAGGAAACCACCGCAGCCCGCATGGTGGGCAAAGAAAAGCCCCTCCGCCACAAGCTGGCGGATTTAACGTCAACCCTGCTGCACCACATGAAACTGCTGGCGGAGCATCGTCTGGCCTAAACTATGGGTCGCAAGGGCATCCAAATACAGGCGGTTACCAAGACCACCCACAAGATGATTCATGGCAAAATATGCTTGCTAATGCTGGAACTTATAAAGCTGACGGTAAAGGTGGATTTACTCGCACCGGCAATTCTTCAATGCCTACAACATATGTAAATCCAGCAGCTCAAAAACCGCTCGCAGAGCGTGCTACGTATGCCGTTCCGGTTCCAGCAAAGCCGCCTGTAGCTTTGCCTCCAACACCTGTTCCGCTTCAAGCAAAGCCGCCTGTAGCTCCGCCTCCTCAGTACGTTCCGGGCTCTCAGGGTCCGCTTCCTAGATTTACAATGCCTGTTGGTGCTTTTAAGGCAGTCGGCGGCTCAATGATGGGCCCTGTTCAGGGAGGCCCAATGATGGCTCCTCCCAATTATGGCTTAGACCAAGGTTTAGGCATGCATGGTGGTATGCATGAAGGTATGCATGGAGGCATGCACCACGGAATGCAGCCAGAGATGGGTGATGGCGGATATGGTATTGGCGCTCCTCCAATGGGCGGGTATCAACAATATTTCCCTCAAGTCGCATTAGGCCGCAAGAGTGGCGGTCGCACGATGAAACATGACGATGAAGCCGAAGATAAAGAGCTGATTCACAGAGTCGTAAAGAAAGATGCAATTAAGCCGGGTATGAAGCATGGTGGTGAAATCCATGCTACCTCTTGCCGTTGCAAAAAGTGCAGCGGCGGTGGATCTTATGCAGAGGGCGGTAATGCCGGCAGAATGATCCAGAAGACAATCAAGAACCCCGGCGTGTTGCATAGGGAAGTAGATGTCCCTGTCGGGAAAAAGATTCCTTCAAAGAAACTAGAGCAGGCATCTCATAGCGACAATCCATTGGTTGCAAAGCGCGCACGGTTTGCAAAAACGCTGAAGCGGTTTCATCGCGATGACGGCGGTGAAGTGATGGACTACAACGACAGTGCTGGAGACGCCGAAGAGGCTTCAGAGAAAACGTGGGCGAATATTGCGCACCCAAAGAAGCCACAACAGCCTAAGAAGCCTGCAGCGCCGAAGAAGCGCGGCGGTAGTGCGTCGGTATCAGATGGGGAATACCAAGGCACACGACCGACTGGAGGCCGTCTAGCGCGCAAGCACGGTGGTCGTACACACAAGGGCAAGACCAACATCAAGATCATCATTGGTGGCCATCACGGTCACGACATGCAGGATGATCCAATGGGCGGCGCTCCTCAAGGTATGCCGATGGGTGGCCCGCCTCAAGGTATGCCGCCACCACCGCCGCCAATGGGACCTCCTCCCGGCATGCCTCCTATGGGCGGCCCACCTCCCGGTGGTCCACCGATGGGGCCTCCGGGGATGCCTCCCTTCCGTCGTGGTGGTCGCGTGAAATACCCAATCCAGCACGCTTCTGGCGGTGGAATGGGTCGCCTTGAGAAGATAAAGGCTTACGGCCACAAAGCCTAAGTGCTAACGGGCGGTTGGGATTACCTAACCGCCCGTTCTTTATGAGGAAAATATGTTAAATTATCAAAATGCTTTTGAAATTGAATTGAAAAAACTGATTGGTACTGAAATTGAACGCTTGAAAGAAAATCTATCAAATGGCCTTAGCGTTGTTGATTATGCAGACTACAAACACCAAGTTGGCAGGATTAAAGGCTTGTTATGGGCAATAGAAGCTTGTGACGAGTCAAATAGTATTTTGAGTCAGAAATAACGGAGATAAAAATGCCTTATATGGTTATGGAACACGATGTAGATCCAAAGAAAGCTATACAGAAAGAACTTGGTGATATCAGCAGTATTGAGATTTATAACAATCAAATTCTGTGCGCCGTTTACATGCGCCCAGAAAAAACCAAGAGTGGTCTTTATTTACCAGATCAACACTTAAGTGAAGACAAAACGCAATCAAAGGTTGGTCTTGTTTTAAAGAAAGGCCCAGATGCGTTTATTGATTCAAGCCAGCAATGGTTTAAAGAAATGAATATCTCAGTCGGCGACTGGGTTGTCTTTCGACCATCAGACGGATGGGGAATTACCGTTCATGGAATTCTATGCCGCATTTTAGATGATACGAACATTAAAGGGCGAATCCAACACCCCGATCAGGTATGGTAAGGAGATTATTATGGCAGACGCACCAGAACAGATTGATTTTTCTATTGAAGATTTAGATAAGAAAGATGACAAGCCAGATGATGTTGAGATTGTTAAGGCTGATGAAGTCGTAGAACCATCTCGCAATAAAGTTGTTGATATTGATGAAGGCTTAGAAGCACTTAAAGCGCAACTTGAGAGCGAAAGGTATGCGCGTATTGAGGCTGAAAAACGTGCCCAACAGGCAAATGAAAGTGCCTTTAAAGCAAAAAATGAGGTTCAAGACAGCAATTTGCATCTTGTTAACAATGCAATTGCGACAATGAACCAAACAAACGATATTCTGAAATCGCATTATCGCGAAGCAATGTCAATTAATGATTACGACAGGGCTTCTGAAATACAGCATGAAATGGCAACCAATGCAGCCAAGCTCTTGCAGCTTAAGCAGGGAAAAGAAGCTCTTGAAAATACGCCAAAGCAGTCTGCTCCGAGGGCCATGCCGTCAGATCCAGTTGAGGCGCTTGCTTCTCAACTTTCTCCGCGCTCTGCTGAGTGGGTCCGACGCAATCCGCAGTGCGTAACAGATCAGCGCATGTATCAAAAAATGATTGCGGCGCACAATCTAGCTGCTGCAGACGGTATTCCTTTTGACAGCGATGATTACTTTGCTGCAATTGAGAGCACTTTACGTATTAATCGCAACGATTCGCAGACAGCGGTAGAAGATCCAATGTCATCTTCTGCTAAACCAACGCAAAAACGCTCTTCTCCTCCTGCGGCACCCGTAAGCCGCAGCGGTAATGGTACCGGAGCACGGCCAAATACGGTCAGGCTAACCTCTGCAGAGCGTGAAATGGCATCTATGATGGGTATGACCGATCAGGATTACGCTAAAAACAAGCTCGCGCTACAACGCGAAGGCAAACTCAATTAAGGATTAATTAAATGGAACTTACGTCATCAAATGTCACTTTAAAATCTCGTAAACGCGGTCGTCCTCCTTTGTTATCAAAGGATAAGGCTGCAGAAACGGAAGCGCCGGCAACAGAACCAACCCCTGTATTACCTCCGATCATGGCCGATATTGATTTTACTCGAGCCGAAGTGAGGCCTGAAATGCGTCCAACAATGCGTGAAGAAGACCCAAGGACTCGAGCTGCGCGCCGCGCTGCTGAAATCCGTAACCATGTTGGTAACATGGATGAAGGTCCAGACGATTTTTATATTGACTTAAGCGAAATACCTGATGGATGGACTTACGAATGGAAGCGTAAGACAGTCTTAGGCCAAGAAGACCCTGCTTATCAGGTTCAATTAGCTCGCATGGGTTGGGAGCCTGTGCCTGCTTCGCGCCATCCTCGCTACATGCCAGAAGGGGCTAAATATGCTTCTATTGAGCGCAAAGGGATGGTCTTGATGGAGCGACCGAAGGAACTGAGCGACGAAGCGCGTCAAATTGAACTTAAAAAGGCTCGTAATCAGATCCGCCAGAAAGAAGCGCAACTTAATTCGGCTCCAGACGGCCAGTTTGGTCGAAACAACAAAGATGCTCCGCTCGTTAAGATTGGAAAATCATATGAAGCTATTCCAATTCCTAAAGATTAAACTTGTTTTTGAGTTGTGTTCCTTGTCACGGCCCTTCGGGGCCGTTTTTATATTTGCAAATAGTTGACATTTAAAAAAACAAGCGTATAAGTATTTTTAACCCCTCACCCGGCGTGTAGGGAAATTGGTTTACCCCCGGTCTAAATCGCCCCGGCGCGCGATGATGGCCTCCTGAAAAAGGAGAATCCGTCATGGCGAATACAAGTGCGCCGTTCGGTTTTAGTCAGTATTCAGGAACCGGTTCGTCACCTACGTACGAACAGGTTCAAATGGCGATTTCGTCGTCTAACACGACACCTATATTCTTTGGTGACCCCGTAGCACAAGCTGCTAGCACGACTGGTGTTGGCACAGGGTACGTCACGCAGGCATATTCGCCTGTTACTGTCGTCATCAGCGCCATCTCGTTTGCGTCAGGCGTTGCTACGGCAACCATCACCGCGATCACCAGCGGCGTTCCAACGAGCCCCAACGCTTGGGCTCCTCCAGTTGGTTCGGTCCTTTCCATCACTGGCGCAAGTTCGTTTGCAACTGGCGGCGCGTTCATTGGTAACTTTACCGTTACCGACTCAACGACAACGACCATCAAGTTCACGGCACCTACAGGCACATTCAGCAGCACATACACTGCTGGTACGTCGATTGTGTATGTTCCTGTTGCTGGCGTGTTCGTTGGCTGCAAGTACCTTTCGGTCGCCCAGAAGCGCACCACATGGAGCAACTACTGGCCCGGTTCGGACGCCAACACAAGCACAGCCGTAACGGCTTACGTTGTGAACGACCCATTAGCTCAGTTTGTTGTGCAGACCGCTAACTCAAATACGACTTCGTCCGCTGTTGGCTTTGCCAGCATTGGCCAGAACATCGGGTTTAACTACAGCGTTTCTGGCGCCTCTCCTGCAAGCACGAACGGCAATACCGCAAGCGGCCTCTCAACCTACTTTGCTGATCAGTACACACTGACTACGCCGGGTGGTTATCAGCCATTGCTTCCGTTCCGCATCGTGGCCCTTGCCAACTACACGCCTGACGGCTCGCAGCCGCTTCAGAGTGTCAATGGTAATGACTATACAACCGCTTATAACCGCATCGTCGTGGCATTTAACAATGCCATGTTGAAGCAGTTTGCTGGCATCTAAGGGGAGTAACTTAAATGGCCGTTAATCTTAGTGCGATTAAAGACCTTCTGCTCCCCGGCCTACGGGGTGTAGAAGGCAAGTACGAGATGATCCCGTCGCAGTACGACAAGATCTTCACGAAACATGATTCAAAGCTTGCCCTTGAGCGTACCGCTGAAATGCGTTACCTCGGCTTGGCGCAGTTGAAGACTGAAGGTGGTCAGACCTCCTTCGACAACGGCGCCGGTGAGCGTTATGTCTATAACCAAGAGCATGCTGAAATTGCTCTCGGTTACGCCATCACGCGCAAAGCGATTGATGACAACCTCTACAAGAGTCAGTTCCATCCGTCAAACCTTGGCCTTATTGAGTCTTTCCAGCAGACCAAGGAAATCTACGGTGCGAACATTCTTAACACGGCGACGACGTACAACGCGAACGTCGGTGGCGATGGTGTAGCACTTTGCTCAACATCGCATCCGATTGATGGCGCGACGGTTGCTAACACGCCAGCAACGCAAGTTGATCTGAACGAGTCCACGCTGTTGAATGCGATGATCGCAGTCCGCACGAACTTCAAGGATCAGGCAGGCCTCAAGGTGTTTGCACGCGCTCGTAAGTTGGTTGTTCCTCCGCAGCTCGAGCCGGTTGCAATTCGTCTTTTGAAGACTGAACTGCGTCCGGGTACTGCAGACAATGACGTCAACGCAATTATGAGCACGGCCGGTGGCCTGCCTGAGTCGTATATGGTGAACGACTTCTTGACCTCGCAGTATGCTTGGTTCTTGTTGACGAACATCGATGGCTTGTCGTACATGGAGCGTGTGAAGTTTGAAACTGATATGCAGGTTGACTTCGTGACCGATAACCTCTTGGTTAAAGGCTACGAGCGTTACAGCTTCGGTTACTACAACTGGCGCTCAATCTACGGCTCGTTCCCAACCTCGTAATACGGAATGGCCCCCAGCAATGGGGGCCTAACCTAGGAGACAACTATGTCATCAACAGTTTTTACGGGGCCACTGTTAGCAGGTAATGTCCTTAACAGCGACGGCACGGGTAATCTTTCTGGAGCTGGCGGTAGTAGCGGAACGCAGAACGTCGGCTTTGTCAGCATGGTTCAGTTTAGTGAAGTGAATGGAGTTGTTAATAGCGCAATTCCACAAAGCACAACTGCTTTTGCAACGAGTATTGTAATCCCAGCTCAAAGCATCATCACCGACATTTATGTGTATGTGACGACTGTTTTAAATTCTAGTGCGACTATCAGCATTGGAACGAGCACGGCTTGCAATGAATTGGCAACGGGCATTTCTGGCGCCGTTGGTCAGCAGACAGTTTCTGTTACCTCTTTAGTCCCTGCATGGTTGAATTCATCTTCTACACAGGATATTCAGATCTATTGCAAGGCGAGTGCTCAGAGCGGAACTGCTGGTGGATACATCGTTGCGGTTTCATACTGTCAGGGCGTCAACGGCTTTACTAACGGCCAGTACACTTAATTTAGGAGTTTTCAATGAAAGGTCATAAAGGTCATCACGGTCGTAAGCACCGTAATACTGGTGGAGTGAATGAGGCCGAAATGGACCTCAGAATGAACCCAGAAGATCGCACGAATGCTAGCAAGATTGCTAGCGAGGCAGAAGAGAAGAAGCATGGTGGCCGTGCAAAGCGCAAGCATGGAATGAAGGTTCATGGCGAGCACGCCAAGCATCACGCTGGTCGCAAACCACGTAAGTCGGGAGGTTCCTGCGATTCTGGCAACCCATTCTCGTCGGCCCGTAAGGGTACGCCGCCGAAGGGTCGCGGAATTGAGATGGAATACGAGTAAGCTCTAGCATAAGCCTTGCTCAAAAAGGGGGCCTCTGCGCCCCCATTTTTTCTTGAGGTTCCTATGTCTGGTGCTTGGACTCGAAAAGAAGGTAAGTCGCCATCTGGCGGACTTAATGAAAAAGGTAGGGCCTCTCTGAGGGCCGAAGGCCATCATATTAAGAGGCCTGTTACTTCGGAAGAAGCGTCGCATAGCTCAGAAGCTGCTCAGAGACGAGAGAACTTCAGAACGCGAATGTGCGGAATGAAGCACAAGCTGACTTCTGCAAAGACAGCGCATGATCCAAATAGTAGGATCAATCTTGCGTTAAAACGATGGGATGTCAAATGCTGAAATGCTACTATCAAGACATTCTGCGACTGAGGAAGGAATAATATAATGCGTCCAGTTACCGTTACCGTTGGGCCACTCGCGACTGCAAGCGCAAATGCTATTTGCCTTTCTCAGACGCCTTCTGCTGGCTCTTTAACACTCAATGGCTCACTTGTCTCTGGTGGCGTTGCTATACTCGATACGCCTCGTCGCGTCCTTATTACAACGACTGCAAACGAGAGCGCAAAGTCTTTTACGATTATTGGTACTGACTGGAACGGGCAGCAGCAGATTGAAGTTATTACTGGTCCAAATGCTAATACCGTTTATACAAACATTGATTTTAAAACAGTCACTTCCATCACAATCAGTGCCTCTGCGGCAGGCTCATTGACTATTGGGACAACGACAATTGCATCTTCAATGTGGGTTCGTTTTGATTCGTATGCACTGTCTCAGACTGCAATTCAATGTACGATTAACGGAACAGTTAATTACACTGTACAACAGACGTTACAGGACCCAACCGACCCAACAAGCCCTGTTTTACCGTATCAAGTTGTTTGGCTGAATAGTTCTGATCCGTCTGCTGTTGGAGCAACCGCTTCAATACAAACGAACTATACTTACTCTCCGACATGGGCAAAAGTTACCTTAAATAGCGGAACTGGCTCTGTTTCGGCTGTATTTACCCAGTTTGGCAACGCGCCTTACTAATTGGAGATAACGTATGTCTGGTCTTACTGACGGTACATTAGCAACTGGATTTGACTCACAAGCGGGTCAGTACATTCTTCCTCAGCGCGTCCGCGACACCAATGGCCGGCAGAAGGTCGTGCAGCATCAGAACATCTATGATGCCGACTTTGAGTATGGCTCACAGCCATTGCGTTGGGAGAACTACACTTACAATACAACATATGGCCAGAACTCCACGAACTCGGCAAACACGGCAACGATTACGAACCTGCCGGGCCTTGGTGGCGTTCAAATGCAGGTTGTCAATGCAGGCGATATTACGATTCGCCAGTCTCGCCCTTATCATCGTTATCAGCCCGGTAAGAGCCTGTACGTTGCATCAAACGTCAACTTTGGCGGACCAGCGGCTGGACAGACTCAGAATGTTGGAATCTTTGACGACTGCAACGGAATCTTTTTTCAACAAATTGGACCTTCTAGCGGTAACCCGCAAGGCATGAATGTTGTTGTTCGTTCTGATTCTCAGTCCCCAACTGGTGGTACTCCTGTTGATACAGTGATCACTTATCAAAATTGGACTGATCCAAATGGCATCAAGTCCAGCATTGATTGGTCAAAAGTCCAAATGATTTGGATGGAATATAGCTGGTACGGAGCAGGCTGCTTGCGCTGGGGCATCATCTTGAATGGCGAACCGTACATCCTGCATGAGATTGGAACTGGCAATAGTTCTTTTACGGGATCTGCACAGGTCGTTCCTTGGAGCCGTACTGGTAATCTTCCGGTCCGTTACGAGCAGCGTCAGGTATCGGCAACTGTTGCTACAACTTTTAAACATTTTGGCGTGTCTGTTCTAGTTGAAGGTACGCAAGATAGGCAACGTGGGTTCACGTATTCGTATGGCCAGAACCTTGCTTATCCAGTCGTTTCTGTATCTGCAAACAAGGTTCGGTACCCGCTTCTATCGTTCCGCATGAAGGCGATGGGTCAAAGCTCTTATAACCAAACCAATGGAGCAGTTGTCGGGGCATCAAGTACAACAACTTCATTAGTTGCGGCAGCAAGCACATTTAGTACATCAGTCACTCCAATTTCAATTGTGGGCAACGGAACAACTGCAATTATCACGGTCCCTGCTTCATCTGCCATGCCTATTGTAGGCAGTACATTGAACGTATCAGGCGTTACTTCATCTGGTTTTAACAATGCTTCTGCAACAGTTACTGCTGTTACAAACAACACAATTAGCTACGCAAATGCTACATCGGGAACTGCATCAGTTAATGGAACCGTTGTATATGTCCCGTCTTTAGTTGGCCGTAAGCTGAACTACCAGCCTAACGTAGCAGGCGCGGCGACAGGTGCTGCAACAACGATTGTTAGCGCGGCCCAAGCAACGACAAACATTACAGGAACTATAGCCTCTGGTTCAGCAACTGCACCAACAGTTATCCTAACTGTAACGGTCACCAGCGCAACGATTTACCCCGGAATGGTATTAGGTACCGCATCAAGTGGCGGTACGTTTGCAACTCCTCCAACCATAGTTAGCCAATTGACGGGCACAACAGGGAGTACTGGAACTTACCTTCTAAGCGTGGGTAACACAGGCTCTGCTGCAACGTACACGACAGTAGCGACTTCTGGAGCCTACGTAACAATTACAACGACTGCTAGCCATTCTTTGACCACAAACGATGTGGTTATTTTATCTGGTTTTACGTCGGCCACTGGTACTATCAATGGTGTATATCCAGTTATTGCAGTTGGAAGTGCAACAGCATTTTCCATTAATACTGGGTACGGCAACGTCTTGGGCGCAATTACGACAACTGCCGGAAATATCACAGCTCAGTACACGGCGCAAATTACGGCAAATACTTCGACTACATTAACGATTCAAGATATTGTTAATGCACTTGCATTACCATATGCACCAACGACGGGTTGCAATTATTCAGTTGGGTTAATTGATCGTGGTCAGTTACTGCCGCAGTCTTTAGTTCTTACGTCTGACGTTGCTTGTTACGTAGAGCTAATAGCAAGTACTCCAACGGCGCAGTTAGGATTAGCAGGCGCTAATTTCCAACCAGAAGCAAACCTCGGATCAATATATTCCTTTGCAGAGCGCGATGTATCGGCAGGGTATTTGAGCGGTGGTGAAGTTGTTCAGGCCTTCTTGTCTCCCACCTCTTCAGGCCTATTGCAAATTGACTTGACTAACTTCTTCCCAGTTTTAACAAACATTAAGGGAAATATTCCTGACATTTTGACAATTGCAATATCAACAAATGCAGCAACGAAGATTTCGGCTAATGTGATCTGTCAGGAAGCGATGTCGTAATAGGCTATGACAACCAGTGCTTCATATAACTTCAATCCCAGTCTAGGCGAAATCACACTTTACGCCTTTAACCTCTGTGGCGTTCGTAACACGGCGTTACTACAGGAGCACATGGAATCGGCTCGTATGGCCGCAAACATGATGCTAGGGCGTTGGAGCAGTCAGGGGGTCAACCTATGGGCGGTTGACCTTCAGACAATTACGCTAGTTCAGGGCACATCTAGCTATAGCGTTCCAAGTAATACGGTCGCCATGCTTGATGCCTATGTTGTGCAGAATACTGGGGGCGCCTCAATCAATCGTCTGATACTGCCTATTAGCCGCACAGAGTACGCCTCATACCCTAATCCAGCGCAGCAGGGCTTCCCTACCACCTATTGGTTTGATCGCCTCCTGTCGCCTACGGTGACGTTGTGGCCCGTACCAGATGGTAACGAAAGCACTTTCAACTACTATCGAGTTCGTCAGGTCCAAGATTCAAACTTTACGAATGGTCAAAATGTTGAGATACCGTATTACTTCCTAGAGGCATTTGCCTACGGGATGGCACAGCGTTTGGCCATGATCTGGGCGCCAGACAAGGTCCAGCTCCTTAAACCCTTAGCCGATGAGTCTTATAGTATTGCAGCGCAGCAAAACGTAGAAACTGCAGCTCAATATATATCACCGATGATAGCCAGCTACTTTAGGCCTTAATCATGGCCTATGCATCGCAAGCTGGTTTTGCACGGACAAACGCAACCAATCCGCAAGCGCATGCCATTTGCGATCGGTGTGGATTCCGCTATAACTTTGTTGATCTACAATGGCAATTTGATTGGCGCGGCGCGTCCCTTCAGAATATCCGTATTCTTGTCTGCAGGGACTGTTTAGATACGCCCCAAGAGCAGCTTCGAGCAATTGTTGTTCCTGCTGACCCAACACCAATTATGAATGCGCGTGTTGAGACCTTTCAAGAAGCCTCAACAGACTACATTACATTGTCTGCTCCTACCGTCTACGATCCACTGACAGGCATCCCAATCCCGCAGACGATAACGATTACGACCCAAGATGGCAGCAATGCAACTGATCAGCCTTATGGGGCTCCTGCCGGCCTTGAGCCGGGGGCTGTCATGCCCCTATTGGGTACCGTTAAATATGGCGTTGCCGTGCCCCTATTGTCTGTCTCATCTAATGGGACAAAGACAATTAGCGTTACCTGCCCTTCCGCACACAATTTAACAACAAATAGCCAGATATCAGTTGAAGGACTATCAGCGACTGCAGCAAACGGGTTTTTTAGCGTAACGGTAACGACCGCAACGGCATTTACCTACCAGACAGGGATCATTGTTGCTGCTGGATCATTATTGACCTCTACAGCAAACATGATAACTGTTCAAGTAGGGCTTCCTTACGGGTATACTCAGATACCTCAGACGGGGATTTAGTCAATGGCAAATATCACCATTCCAAACCTTCCTTCAGCTACTGCATTGAGTGGCTCTGAACAGCTTTTGGGCGTTCAAAATGGGTCTTCTGTTGCCATTACAACAGGCCAGATAGCAACTATTTCTCCAACGAATAATCTACTTATTGGTTCAACGACCATTGCAGGCGGTACGTTTGGAAATATTTTATATAACAATGGTGGATTTTTAGATAATTTAGGGTCCACTGGCACAGGAAATGTGGTCCTAGCGACCTCCCCAACGCTGACTGGGCCAATTACAATCGGCCAATTGATTGGCGGATCGCAATTAAATCTGAGCGGTTCTAGTAGTGGAACGGTTTCCATTAAGACAGCGGCTGCCGCCGGGTCTTGGTCATTAACGCTGCCGACAACGGCTGGTACTGCGAACTATATACTTCAAACAGACGGTTCTGGAAATACAGCATGGGCCCCATATCCTAGCGGTAGTTCATCTGCAAACCCAACAGCAAGCATTGGGCTCACGGCTGTTAATGGCTCTGCAACGACCTTTATGCGGTCTGATGCAGCCCCGTATTTAAGCCAATCAATTGCTCCAACATGGACTGGAGCTCACATATTTAATAATACGCTTACCGCCAACAGCACAGTCACATTAGATCCTGCCAATGCTGCCGTTGATATCAGTCCGACCGGCACAGGTACCGTTACAATCAATCCAGCCACTTTGTCTTACATGGACAATGTTGTTATAGGGGGAACCACTGCCCAGAACGCAACGTTTTTCAATTGCGTTGCTCTGACCAATGTGACGTCAAATCAAACGTTAAGTTGTGCGGGTTTTACGGCAAGCGTTTTTTCAATTCCTCAAGTCCAAATAACTGGAGGCATGAATGTTGACACGTTTACAGTCACAACAGGCCCGAGCGGATTTACAGGCGGTATAACGACAGACACGTTGTCTGCATCAAGCACTGTTACGTTAAGTCCTGCCAATGCCAACGTGGTGTTAAGCCCAACCGGAACCGGATTAGTGACGATCAATCCAGCAACCGCTGGAACCATTAACAATCTGTCCATTGGTGCAACAACCGCCAGCACGGGTGCTTTTACAACCCTATCAGCATCTAGCACGACAACATTAAGTCCTGCATCCGCAAACGTGGCAATCAGTCCAACGGGAACAGGAACTGTCACGCTAAACCCTGCCACGGCTGGAACCATTAACAATCTGTCCATTGGTGTAACGACCGCCGCTGCGGGACGGTTCACAACGATCACGGCAACCGGCACCGTGACATTAAGTCCGGCTTCTGCCAACGTCGCAATCAGCCCAACCGGCACTGGCACTGTGACCATTAGTCCTGCTGGCGCTTTAACAATTAACCCCACTGCTGCAAGCACAATTAACAACGCATCCATTGGTGCAACAACCGCCAGCACGGGTGCTTTTACAACCTTATCAGCATCTAACACGACAACGTTAAGTCCGGCTTCTGCAAACGTGGCGATTAGTCCGACTGGTACAGGAACGGTCACAATCAGTCCTGCTGGTGCATTGACAATTAATCCAACCGCAGCCAGCACGATCAACAACGCATCCATTGGTGCGACAACCGCCAGCACGGGTGCTTTTACAACCTTATCAGCATCTAACACGACAACGTTAAGTCCGGCTTCTGCCAACGTCGCAATCAGCCCAACCGGCACTGGCACTGTGACCATTAGTCCTGCTGGCGCTTTAACAATTAACCCCACTGCTGCAAGCACAATTAACAATACGTCGATTGGCGTGACAACGGCTGCTGCGGGACGGTTTACGACAATCACCTCAACCAGCACAGTGACGTTAAGCCCCGCTTCTGCAAACGTGGCGATTAGTCCGACTGGTACAGGAACGGTCACAATCAGTCCTGCTGGTGCTTTAACGATTAACCCAACCGCTGCCAGCACAATTAACAATACGTCCATTGGTGCAACAACCGCCAGCACGGGTGCTTTTACAACCCTATCAGCATCTAGCACGACAACGTTAAGTCCTGCATCCGCAAACGTGGCTATTAGCCCGACTGGTACAGGCACTGTAGCAATCAGTCCTGCTGGTGCTTTAACGATTAACCCAACCGCTGCCAGCACAATTAACAATACGTCCATTGGCGTGACAACTGCTGCGGCTGGACGGTTTACTGGAGTCACCGTAACTGCTGGTACAACGTCAGTTGCGCCAATTTTATTAACATCTGGTACAAACCTAACGACTGCGACAGCAGGATCTATAGAGTATGACGGGACTGTAGGTTATTTTACTCCGTCATCGTCATCACGAAGCGTTTGGATGGCAGAGCAATTTCAAATTTTGACATCACCTTATACGTTAACAAGCCAAACCGCTGCTCAAAAACTTTTTAATTCAACTACAAACGGCGCTATTACCTTGCCTGTTGGAACGTATGAATTTGAGTGTGCGTTTTTTCTTTCGTCATTGTCTAGTACATCAAGTAGTTATGGGTTTGCGCTGGGTGGAACAGCAACAATTACTCAGTATTGGGAATGTTTAGCGGTTAAACCAGTTTCTTTTACAAGCGGAACTGCATTTCAATTTGGGTTTAATACAGCAGCAAATACATCAATTTGTCCGTCCACTGCAAACACGGTTGGTGTTGCAAAGGTTATTGGAATTATTAGTGTGGCAGGGACCGGTACAGTCATTCCGCAAGTTTCTTTAGGAATTGCGGCAGCAGCAATTGTCAACGCTGGTTCGTATTTTAAGATTCGTCAGATGGGTTCTAGCTCTGTTACTAACATTGGCAACTGGTCATAATTTAGGGCTCTTCTATGTCAAGTACATATTCAAGCAATCTTGGCGTAAACCTCATGGCGACTGGAGATCAATCCGGTAACTGGGGTAACGTCACGAATTTAAATGAAGGAACGCTTTTTGATCAAGCGATTGCTGCTTATGTATATCAGCCATTCGCGAATGCTGATATTACGCTTACAACATTGAATGGTGCCGATGCAGGAAGCAATACAACGGCAGGACTTATCTACGGTCAACCATCTCTTCCAGCATCTGCAGCAACTCCAGTTTCTGCTCGTAACATGTATATTGAGTGCAATGGCACTACTAATTATACGCAGAATCTGATCCTTCCGATCACGCCAAAGCTATATTACATTTACAATAACACGACATCATCTGCCGCAACGACATCAACAAGCGGAACAACGACAACTGTTGCAACGACTGCTGCAAGCGGAACTGTTACTACCGCGACAACTGGTACTGCAGGAACAGGGACTGTTGCAACAATATCGTTTGCTGCATTGTCTGCGGCCCCAATAATTGGATCTCAAGTGACGGTTTCTGGTGTCACTCCGTCAGGATATAACGGAACATTTACGGTTACTGCATCGACAACAACGTCTGTCTCATTTACTAGTTCTGCAACAGGAACACAAACAGTTGCTGGAACAATTAGATTTAACACTGCAACTATTTCTTTTGCCGCGCAGTCTGTTGCGCCAACCGTTGGTACAACAGTTACTATCTCTGGAGTCACCCCGTCTGGTTATACGGGAACGTATACGATCATTGGATCAACAACAACGACTATTACATATTCTCAGTCTTCAACAACTGGGCCACAGACTGTTGCTGGAACAATTGCATTTAACTATACGGCAACAGCAACCGTTAGCTTTGCGGCAATGGCCGTTGCTCCTCCTGTCGGATCGTCTGTAACAATCTCTGGTGTAACACCGTCTGGTTATAACGGGACATACACAATTACGGCATCAACAACAAGCTCTGTTTCTTTCCTTAGCGCAACAACTGGCTCACAGACAGTTGCAGGAACAATTGCATTCCCAACTGGCGGCGCCATTAAAGTCTATGCATCAAATGGCACAACGACTCAATCATCTAATTTTATTACGATTCCTATTGGTTACCGTATTGCTGTCGCCTGCAATGGTGCAACATCAAATCCAAGCATTGTCCCTGCCTTTAACTCCATCAGTGGAGGAACTGGGGCAAATGAATGGCTGTTTACGTTGCCTGCAACCAGTGGAACCGCAGGGCAGGCACTGACGACTAACGCGAATAACACAACAAGCTGGACTAGCGTTCAGGGCGTATCTCAGACCTATACAACAGTTTCAGGCAACGGAACGACTGCTGTCGTCTTTACTCGATACCACTTAAATAGCTTAGGCGGCGCCTTTACTCTAACAATGCCTGCTTCTGCTAGCGCAGGCGATTGGGTTCAATTTATTGATGTTGGTCAATACAGTGCAACAAATAATATTACCCTAGCAAATAATGGCCTTAAGATTATGAATAACTTGGCTAACATGGCAATTAACATTAATAGCGCGGCTTTTTATCTCGTTTACGATACAACCTACGGTTGGGTGGTTTCCTAATATGACAACACTTACTCAATTCTTCCCCGGCGGCGGAGCAGGCTCTACTCCGCAGCAAATTGTTACGTACACTTCTGGAACAGGCTCTGGTACTGCGGCTTATATTCCCTACTCGTCAACAACTAACGCGGTCTTTGTTGGAACAATTACTGGGACAACTCTAACTGTTTCTTCAGTTACTTCAGGAACGATTGCAATTGGGCAATGGATATCTGGAAGCGGAGTCACGACCAACACACAAATTACGGCTGGTAGTGGGTTATCATGGACTGTTAGCGTTTCTCAATCTGTGTCATCAACAACGATTACTGCAGTCATTTATAGCTCATGGTGCCGAGTAACACTAGTTGCAGGCGGCGGCGGCGGCGCCGGCGGAGCTGCCGCTGCTTCTGGAAGTCGTTATGGCGGTTGTGGAGGAGGAGCCGGGCAGACTGTTATGTATTGGGTGCGAGTGACTTCTCCAACAACATGGATTGTCGGATCTGGTGGGTCTGGAGGTACGGGAGCTATTTTCAGTCCAACTACTGCAGCAACTGCTGGCAGTAACGGAAGTAATACGACATTCGGCCAATTAGTTTCTATTGCAGGCAGCGGCGGATCGCTTGGCGGATCTGCAGGAAATATCCTTGGATACGGCGGCCAATTTGCAACTGTCGGAGGATCATTAACTCCACCAGCAAATGCCGTAAATACTGCTGGCATTAGCAATAGCGTTGGCGGTGCAGGCGGAACTGCAGTCAATGGAACTACTGGCAATGGATATGCTGGCGGATGCGTTGGTCAACCAACCCCAACGGGTACTGGAGCATTTAGCCTGTCTGGTTCAGCATCTGGCGGATCTGGAGCAGGTTCTGGTGCAGGCGGAGGCGGAGGCGGAGACAGCCAATATGGAGCCGGTGGAGTTGGTGGTTCTGGATCAGCAACTAACGGCGGAACTGGCGGCGCAGGATCTGCAGGTAATGGGTACGGTGGTGGCGGTGGCGGTGGTGGCGCTTCTGGATCTGGTGGATCCGCTGTTGGTGGAGCAGCCGGTGCTGGAGCCGGTGGACTAATCGTTATTGAAGATTTTGGGAGTAATGCGTAATGAGTAACTGGGCATTAATCAATAATGGAATTGTTATATACGTTGTCCAACAGGATACTCAGCCAGTATTCCCTCCGTACACAGTGGTCAATGTAGATGATCAACCTCAAGTAAGCCCTAATTGGACCTATGATGGGACGGCATTTTCTGCGCCTGTTCCTGTTAGCACATGGATCATTACGAGCCTTTCTCTTAAAAATCGTTGGCCCCAGAGCGCATGGAGTGCAATGCTTCAGGCTGTTACAACAGATCCTGTGATTGCAAATTTTGAGAATTCACTAAGCCTTGCTCTGTATGTGAATCTGAAAGACCCGTCTTTGGCTGCTGCTATTCAGTACCTTCAAGGGTCATCAATTCCTGCTGACTATCAATTAACGTCAGTTCAGGCGACTGCAATCCTTGATACACCTGCTGCTATTTATGAAATACCACCCGGTTTCCCCGGATTTAACCCTAACGCGATAACTCCAATACCATCTTTGGAAACACCCTAAAAGGAAATATGAAAATGGAAATTAATTTAAAACTTACTGTTGATGAAGTGAACGTAGTTTTACAAGTGCTTTCAAAGGCGCCTTATGACATTTCTTCTCCGTTAATTGACAAAATTCGTACTCAAGGACTAGATCAAGTAAATTGTTCAAAGTCTGAAGAGCTTCCCGTTCTCACCGAGCCATAATGATTTTTAGGAAGAGCCATGACGCAAGATCACCCACTCACAGACAGTCAGATAGATGCGATTGCTGAAAAGGCTGCGCGTCGTGCTCTTCAGATCGTATATGCAGAAGTTGGCCAAGGGGTCTTAAAAAAACTAGCTTGGCTAGTTGGCCTTTGTGTTGTTGGCGCAGCCCTATGGCTTGCTGGAAAAAATTCGTTACCTACTGGTCGTTAAGGAGATTTATATGACATTTTGGAACACAATTAAAGAAACAACAGATGCGTTTTTTCATAAAAACCCAATCGGCAAAGCAATTGAAAAAGATGCATTGTTAGCATGGAACGAACTTGTACAAGTTGCTGAACATGATCTGAAACAAATTGCGGAACAGGTGGCTACCGCTGTCTTGGCGGTCCTTGCTTCCCCCGGCGCATTAAGCCCTCAAGCCATCGCCACTGCCGCAATTGCAGCGGGTATTGAAGCCGCAGTGGTTGGATTTAAAGCCGCAGGCCACGATGTCACTGTGCAAACGCTATCGACGCTGGCAACCACTGTTGTCAATCAATGCAGCGTGAAGGCGGCCTAATGGGCATCTTTACAGTCATCAAAAGTGTTCCGCAGTTCTTTGAGCTATTCAAAGAAGGGAAAGAAGTTGCAAATTCTGCAACGTGGAAGAACCGGACGATTGCCACAAACGCAGTGTTAGCTATTTTTGGTACGGCATTAGGTCTTGCAAAGGCGTTTGGGTATCCGCTGGAGTTAGACAATGGGACAGTACAAAATCTGGCTGCGGGCGTTGTTGCTTCTGTTGGCATCGTTAATGCCGTCATGCACTGCATTACATCGGCAAAGGTTGGATTGCCAGCCAACGGTGGGAGTAGCTCCAGCAGTTGATGAATGGGGAAGACCTAAACCTTCCCAAGACATGAAGGAGATAGTTGAGGATCATAAGTTTCCGTTAATTTTTGTTGGCATTGAGTGCTCAATGAGGTTGGGATGAATTACGTCATAATTACTCTGCTGCTGCTCATTCTGATTAGTTGCAATACAGGAAGGCCAGCACCTTGATTAATTCAAGAAATTTATCTGACCTCGTTCCTGCTGTAAAATTAAAAGTTGATCAGTTTATGGCATCGTGCGCGGCACATAATATTGACGTAATTATCACCTCAACGTATCGAGATATTGAGTCTCAGGATGCTTTGTACGCACAAGGTCGTACAGTACCCGGCAAGATTGTGACAAATGCCAAGGGAGGGTATTCTTTTCATAACTATAGGTGCGCTATAGATGTTGTTCCTATTGTAAATGGGAAAGCTGATTGGGACGGGTCTCATCCAGTTTGGGAACAAATTGGATCGCTTGGGAAGGAAGCTGGCCTTGATTGGGCTGGCGAATGGAAGACGTTTAAAGAGCTAGCGCATTTTCAGTATACGGGCGGACTGACTCTGGCTGATTTAAAGTCTGGAAAGCAGATAAAAGGGTAGAGTTTTATGTCAACTCCTAATACAAATGAATTGACCTACAACGGGTACGTTACTCAGATTGCTACAATGGCTGTCGTCAATACTCAGACAGTTAATGGCGTTGTACAGGGTGTGGACGCGGCATTCAATGCCATTATTCCTCAGATGCTGAACTATGCAGAATTACGCATACAAAGAGATCTAGACCTTCTTCCCTTACTGACAAGTAACACGTACACGCTTGCTAGTGGGGCCAATTTGCTTCAAATATCTGTCAATGATTTTGTGACTATACAAACTATCGGGGTTGTCTCTGGAACCTCAACTATTCCTGTCCTTCCAACAACTAAAGAATATATCCAAAACGTCTACAATGATTCATCCTTCACCTCAATTCCAGCATACTTTGCGATGGTTGGTGGAGACTCTGCCACCGGCGGAAATACGTATAACAACATTATTTTTGGGCCGTATTCTAACTCTTCCTATACCCTATCGGTAACTGGCACGATTCGCATGCCGTCTCTGTACAACAGCGCCACACCTTCGCTTGCATCAACAAATACGACTTTCATTAGCACATATCTGCCTGACCTTCTGATCATGGCAAGCATGATATATATCAGCGCATACCAACGTAACTTTGGCAGGATGTCTGACGATCCTTCAATGGCTCAGAGCTATGAATCTCAGTATATGGCCCTATTGCCAAGCGCAAGCAAGGAAGCGTACAGAAATAAGTTTCAAGAGTCCGCGTGGTCATCGACATCGACCTCACCTGTCGCGACTCCGACAAGGTAATGGTCCGTGCCACACTCATCAATTAAACTTATACCGGGGCTTGACCAGAACGAAACTCCAGCACTTAATCAAGCTGGAATTTCTACGTCAAACCTAATTCGGTTTATACCAGACAGGAACGGAATCGGCCTAATCCAAAAATTGGGCGGATGGACCAAGTTCTATGGCAGCCAAATAGCCTCTATTGTTCGAGGCCTATGGGCTTGGGCAGATACAAATTCAAATTCTCACCTTGCTATTGGAACACAAAATATTAGTAATACTTATACGGCACAGTTGTCGGTTATTACAAATAATTCTCTGAAAGATATTACGCCTCAAGTATCGACTGACAACATTTCTCCAAACATTACGACCACTTCTGGAAGCTCAATTGTCCTTGTCATAGATACGACAATTAAGAACATTACACAATATGATTCTGTCTACATACCGACCCATATTAGCGTTGGTGGCCTAATTCTGTTTGGCCTATATGCCTGTGATCCAGATGGGTATACGAGCGTTAATGGCACGAGTTACACAATTTTATCTATCAACTCTCTTGGAACTGCCCTTCCGGCTCCAATTACGTCCGGTACTGCTGTATTCACTGGGTCTATTTCTGGTACTACTTTGGGGGTTAGTTCCGTCACTAGCGGAATCATTTCAATCGGCCAAGTCCTAACTGGAACAGGAATAACGGCAGGAACTGTCATTACTGCAGGTAGCGGATCCTCATGGACTGTAAGCCCGTCACAGACCGCATCGACAACGACAATAACGGGCGTTGCAGGCAACGCATCATTTACTGGCGCCATCACTGGAAATGTCTTGACAGTTTCTGGAACTGTCGTAGGGACAATCAAAGTAGGTCAAGTAATTAGTGGAACTGGAGTGTCTCCGGGAACAATGATTTTGTCTGGAAGCGGATTGACTTGGTACTTAAGCATTTCGCAAACGTCTGTTATTTCTGCTGAGGCAATGACCGCTTCTACAACAGCTATTGTTGCCCTATTTAAAACATCAACAAATGCAACAGAAGTTACCGTAACCCTTCCAAATCATGGGTACTCTGCTGGAAGCACATATCCAGTCCTTGTGCCTACGACTGTTGGCGGCGTTACTTTGTACGGAAATTACATCGTACAGCTTGTTAAAGATGTTAGTAACTTTACAATTAATGCAAGCACAGTCGCTACATCATCTGCAAGCGCCTATATTAACAACGGTAACGCGCAATTTACGTACAACTTTGGTTTTGGATCTGCACCAACATCTGTCGGTTGGGGTATTGGGCCTTGGGGTCTTGGGACTTGGGGTAACGGTCAAGCCTTGAGCCCGTCTGGAGGAACAGCTATTCCAGCCACCAATTGGACAATGGACAATTGGGGAGAGATCTTATTGAGCTGTCCTACGGCTTCTCAAATTTCATTAGCAACGACAGGTGCTTCAGGAACAGGTAGCGTTGGTTCTTTAAGCTATACTGGAGCTGCTTACGTAATTCCTGTTGGTCAGATAATTACAGTCTCAGGGGTGACTCCTTCCACATGGAATGGGACGTATACGGTAGTCTCTGCTGCGACTTTTACGGGGTCTATTTCTGCAACGACATTAACAGTATCTGCTGTATCTTCTGGGACGATCGCTATCGGCCAGATCATCAGTGGGACCGGCATTTTGAGCAATACCAGTATTGTTTCCGGTAGTGGGCTGTCTTGGACAATTAGTTCTTCACAAACTGTATCAAGCACAACGATCACTGCGCTGTCTCAAAATTCAGTGTACTTTGCTTCAACAGTTACTGCTGCACAAACAGGTTCTGGAACAATATCAATACAGAGCGCACCATTCCAACCGATTTACCAATGGGAGCCCGTGACAAATAGCCTGACCGCAACGGTTATACCGCAAGCTCCCCCAGTCAATGACGGTATCTTTGTTGCTATGCCACAACGGCAAATCATTGCGTGGGGCTCAACTTTCACTGGCGTACAAGATCCGCTTCTAATTCGCTGGTGCGATGTTGATAACTACGGATCATGGATCGCAAACGTCACAAATCAAGCAGGTTCATACAGGCTGTCAAAAGGATCCAAGATTGTTGGATGCATTCAGGCATCACAACAGGGTCTTGTGTGGACTGATATCGGATTATGGTCAATGCAATATATCGGGCAGCCGTACGTGTATTCGTTCAATGAGATCGGTACAGGATGTGGCTTGATCGCAAAGAAAGCCGCTGCTTCTGTTAATGGATCAGTCTATTGGATGGGGCCATCGCAGTTCTTTACACTCTCTGGAGGCGGAGTACAGCCTGTTCCATGCCCTGTTTGGGATGTGATATTCCAAGACCTTGACACAACAAATCTAGACAAGATACGAGTCGCTGTTAATTCACGTTTTGGCGAAATATCGTGGTTTTATCCAACCGTCAGTGATGGCGGTGAGATAAATGCCTACGTTAAATATAATGTTTACTTGCAGCAATGGGACTTTGGCGTACTCAGCCGCTCAGCGTGGGTTGATCAGTCTGTTCTTGGGCCGCCTATTGGAGCAGATCCAAGCTCACTATACTTGTACCAGCATGAGACTTCGACAGATGCAGACGGGTCACCGTTGCGTGCCAGCTTTCAGACGGGTTACTTCACAATCTCTGATGCTGATATCAAAATGTTTATTGACGAGGTCTGGCCAGACATGAAATGGGGATATTACGGTAATACGCAAACAGCGGCCGTCAATATCACGTTCTATACTGTTGATTTTCCAACTCAGGCAACAAGTGATGCTAGTTTCATAGGATCGATTTCTGATACTACATTGACAGTAACTTCATTAATATCGGGAACAATCGCCGCTGGCCAATTTATTAGCGCGCCGGGCGTTACCTTAAACACAACCATTGTGAGTGGTAGTGGGTCAACATGGACTATCAGCAACTCACAGACTGTTGCAAGCACAACGATTACAGCAACAAATGGTCTTGTGTCTGTGTATGGTCCGTATGAAGTGACTTCAAATACGCAATGGTTTAGTCCTAGATTCCGTGGCCGACTTGTTTCAGTCGGTATTTCTAGTAACGATCTTGGAAGCTTTTGGCGAATTGGTAATATTCGCTATCGAAGCCAACCTGACGGTAAATACTAATGAGCGCATCACTAAGTGACATTCTGACGGCATTAAAAAATGGTGTCGTTGCCATCAACGGATTAAATTCTGAGTTCACGACATTTACCAATAATGTTGGAGCGCCTACTCTTTTAACTCGAGCGTCTGCAACGACATCATATGCGACTGTCTATACTTGCCCAGCAGGTGTTGTTACGTATGTAACAGATATCAACATTTGCAATACAACGGGAGCGGCTATTACCGCTTACGTTTCACTCGTTGCTTCTGGCGGAACGGCAGGGGCTAGTAACGCAATTTTTTACAACACTAACATTCCTGCATATAGCACTATGCAATGGACTGGATCGCAGGTATTAGGATCTGGCGGAACAATTCAAGTTTATTCATCATCAACTGGCTGCACAATCAGTATTTCTGGAGGAGTATCCTAATGACAATTACTGTCTACCCTTCAATAGCAGGAGCAACAACTTCTGTATCTACTGCCCCGTGGTATATGCAAGTTTCGCGTGGGCAAGTCTCCGGCTGTTCGGTAGTCAATATCTTTGGCTATAATTCAGCCGCAACTACAACAGCTTGCTTGCTTTGGGAATTAGCCAACGTGCCAACTCAGTACGTCTATCCTACGGCAGCAGTGCAGCTCTCGATTGTTAGCAGTAGTGCATCAGATACATCAGCTAAGAGCGTCTTAATTTCTGGACTTGACAGTGGTTACAACCAGATTAGCGAAACTAAGACATTAAATGGAACTTCTGCTGTCACAACAGTCAATAGCTACCTTCGAGTCAACTCAATCATTATGACCAATGCATCCAATACAGGAGACATTACAGTAACGAGTTCGTCTCCCTCTGCGGGTAACGTGGTAGCCAAAATCAATGCAGGGGTTGGTAAAAATCAAGCAGCACTTTATACTGTACC